AATGGCTGCCTCTGCTGCGATGAACCTTCAGCTGAAGAAATTCAACATGGCCCAGATTCCTGAAGATGCCGTGTGCATCTTTATTGGGCGGCGGCGTACTGGTAAATCTACACTCGTCCGGGACGTGCTGTTTCACCACCGGAATATGCCTCTCGGTACCGTAATTAGTGGTACCGAAGAGTCCAACGACTTCTACAAAAAGATGGTGCCGCCACTCTTTATTCACGGCGCATATTCACCGGCGATTGTACAGAATTATGTAGCCCGACAGAAACTCATTATGACCAAAATCATGAAAGAGCAGCAGGCAGGCGGGCAGTCTCGTATAGATCCCAGATCATTTTTGATCTTGGACGACTGCCTCTACGATGACTCGTGGACACGGGATCTCAATATTCGGTATCTGTTCTTGAACGGTCGGTGGGTGAAAGTGTTTTTCTTGATTACTATGCAATACCCTCTAGGCGTGCCTCCGGTGCTACGTACAAATGTCGACTACGTATTTATCTTGCGCGAACCGTATCTGAATAACCGCAAGCGGATCTATGAAAATTATGGATCTGCCTTCCCGTCTTTTGAATTTTTCTGCCAGGTTATGGACCAATGTACCCAGAATTACGAATGTCTTGTTGTAAGCAACAACACACAGAGTAACAAGTTGGAGGACATTATTTTTTGGTACAAGGCGGAAATTCACGGGGAATTCCGTATAGGTCTGCCTGAATTCTGGGGACACAGCGCTGCACATTATCGTGATTCAGAGGAGGCTGAAGTAAATAAATATGATCCATCGGCTGGAGTGAGACTGAAGGGGCCGGCGATCCAAGTGCGCAAATCACAATAAATAGTATATGATAGAATAGAATGTTTGGAATATCAAAGACTACCTTTTTTCTTTTGGTTGTCGGTACATGCGCGCTACTTCTGGCACAGGCCAGTTTTTTCAAGGAGGGGTTTGAAGCTGGAATGCCCGGCGTAAGATGTGGGGTTGATTTACCTCCGTGCGGGGGCGGAAAAGTGTGTATGAATGGATTCTGCCAGCGCCAAGATCGCCCTTCTGAAGTTATGCCTAATGAATTACCCGTTTACCCGTAATTTTATTTACAGTGACATATCCTTTTCTCACATATGATCAGAAGAAATGCAGTTGAATCTAACTTCGGGTTTAGGGCTTCTATTGGCAGTGTCATTTGTACTTTTTATTGTTCTTCAACTATCAAAGCCATCTGTTCAGCGTAACTTTGGTAGCTGGAAGGGGGGCTCTGCTAAACTGCCGTGTTTAGCGAATGATGTATGCCCCAGCGGTCAAAAGTGCTCCGGTGGATTCTGTAGCGAGGGGTTCATGGCGCCTGTCAATGTACCAACTGACATGTCATCATGCAGTGCGAAGGAATGCGATGGTATCAATGCCCCCTGTGCAAGAAGGGCTACACCCTGCGAGGAAGGTACTTTCTGCCAGGGGAATCAATGCATAAGTATTAATGCTCCGGACCAGGGTGAGGCCTATAAGCAAATCGGCACTTTATTGGATTAAGCCTTCTCCAGGCTATTGCTAGGCACAGCGGCACTCTCCTTCTTCCGCTGAAGTGCCAAATCCGCCGGCCCCTCAAACATAGAACCCCAACCATCTGATGCGCCCCCGGCAGCCTTAGATGATTCGGAAACGGGCGTCTCCCCGGTCTCCTGATCCGTAACAGGCCCAGCGCGCTTTGCGCTCTTCAACATCTCATTACGCTGGTCGGCCATGAACTTCTCACGTGACTCCTCATTGTTCTTGTAATTCTTCATCAGGGTGTTCAACTGGTCCTCGGCGTATTCCTGGTCCTGTACCTGGTGCGGCTTGGGGTCCCAAGGCAGCCACTTCCCGACCTCGCCGAGGAAAATGCTGTGGATAGTGTCATTGCGTTGCAGCTTTTTGGACATGGCCACCGCCTCTCCGTGGGTAGCCGTAACCCCCCGGACCTTGAGACCCCGAATGGATGTCCGGAACTCATTTTTGGCGAAGAAGTCCTCCTCCAGCTTGGTCTGGTGCTTGAACAGAAAGTCGTCATATGACTCCTTAATGGTCGTCTTCTTGATCGCCGCGTCATTTGTCTTTACAAACTGCTGGTAGGACTCTAAGAGCCCACCCATGTTCAGACGGGCCTTACGGCAAAGGGCGGCTGCACCGCTGAGGTCGGGTCCGGCATTATCTAGGCGCTCGGCCTCCTTTGTCAGATCATCATTCACTCCCCGGACAAGTGAAATAAGAAAGGACTCCAGATTCTTCAACTTATAATCAATCTCGTACTGCTTCAAAAACTCCCCGAAAAAGAATTGATCCTTGTTCTCAAGAACATTTTCCGGGCTGAGAAAGGATAAGAGTACAAACTTCTGGCTGCGGATCTCGGGATCCTCCTCTAAAAAGTCCTCTTTCACATTACTTCCAGGAGTGGCCATTCAATAATCTGCTATAATATTTAATCTTAAAGTAAGCAATATACGCAATTAAAAATCTATGGCTCTGGTATAAGGAAGAGATGGACTATTCTATGAGTGACCTCTTGACGTCTCTGCTCAAATATCTGATTGAGGGCCTGGTGGTGGCCTTCGTGGCCCTGCTCGTAATGAACCCTAAGAAGCCTAACTTTGGCGAGCTGATGACCATTGGTGTAGCCGCATTCGCCACGTTTGCTCTGCTGGACACGGTGTCCCCCACGATTGGCCTAACTGCCCGGCAGGGCGCTGGGTTCGGTGTGGGCGCCAACCTGGTAGGGTTCCCGCGCATGTAAGCATGCGCGGTGTCTAGTGGCGAAGCCACTTCCCGCGCATGTAAGCACTTTTTAGAAAGAGTGCGCAAAAACATGTGCTTTAGCGCTTTTTAGAAAGAGTGCGCAAAAACATGTGCTTTAGCGCTTTTTAGAAAGAGTGCGCAAAAATCCTGTATAACTTTATAATGTGTTCTTCATAAGAACTCATTATAAAAATATCAGAATCACTACACTAATTCTTCTACAATACGCACGTTAGTCTTGCTTTTACTCCTCGGGCGTCTCTCATACAACGTATTGTACGATACAAATGCTTCATCCGGCGGTCCAGCCTCCTCAATACTAGAAGGGAAACAGCAGTTCAGTAGGAATCGTAAAGTATATGGTACAATTACAAATACGATAAAGAATAATGACAAACTAATACCCAAGGAAAGAAAGACGAAATCCATAGGGCCAGGACATGTCCACATCACAATACAAAGACACCCTATTGCAACAAATACTACTGTAAATACTAAAAGTACTGCTATAAATGCGGCAAATAAGGGGTACTTTTTACAGTCTTTTATATTTTGCTGATGTTCTCTGTTCAGACAAGCCTGCATTCATAGATTGGTACAGTGCTTTTATAAAGCATCATATCAATTTTTACCGTGAATTCACTTACTTTCTTTTTTTGTGCGTAATGCGATTAGATTTACTTACCTTTTTATCCCTTGAAGCACTTCTACTGGGACCACCCCCCTTCTTCTTTAGATTCTCAAATGGGCGCGAAGATTTTGGGGTTGATGGTGCTGGGCTTGGAGGCCCACCTGCTTGGGCTGGGGCTGGTGGTTGGGCTGGAGGCCCAGCTGCAGGAGTTAGTGAATATGATAATAACTCAGCATCAGTTAAATGCGCATTACCATCAGGAAAAAACAAGGGATAGTCCATCCAGGCAGCCTGTGGATAAGCCGCAACCATTGCTGCGGGCCTTTGATTTCCAATAACCCGTTTAGAACATAAATGTTTCAAAAAAACAAGATGGGTTGGGTATTTATGTGTATGATCACACGGATTATTAGTATCTAATAATCTGTAAAAAAAATATTCATCTAAATGAAATAATGGGTGATCACGTATTGCAAACTGTTCCATAATTATATATACGTTCTTAGTTGCTTCAACATGTGCATCAGAATATTTATCTAAAACAAAATTATTTGTATAAGTATATTTATTTAATTCAGTTAAATTTGTAGTATTAATTGGGTTTATTTTTTGCTCCTTTGAAAAATAATATATCCAGGCAAAAAATTCACGAAGTTTATC